GAGGCGTCGGAACCCGGCCAGTAGTTCGACCAGACGGTACGCTTCTGCGAGGTGGACAGGTACTGGCAGCCGACAAAAATGCCTGCAACCTGCACAGAGTTCGACGAAGCCTGTGCGATGTAACCGGTATTCAGCGGAACGACGGGGTCGCCGCTGAACACAGCGGTCGTGTCGTCCTTGTCAATGACCATCGACACCTGCTCGAAAGTGGGAGCAGAGCCGGTGCCACTGGCTTGGCTAAAACCGAAGGGCGTATTGCTATTCGCCATTACGGTATCTCCTATTGAAGGATTGCCTCGATCATCGCGCACCGGGGCGACTAGCGGCTATTTTCAAGATTAACTCTCCACACCGGGGGAGAGCGGGGCATAGACCTTGTTAACAAGATATTGGTTAATAACGCAAAAGTAAAGGGCCGCGTATTTGCGGCCCTTTTTGTTGTAATTCCAAAGACTTACAGGTCTTCTGGAATTGGCATGTCAAAGCTCTTTTTGATTTTTGGAGCAACACGCGGATCATCTCGCGACAGCGTGCCCTCCGGCGTCCCTGCGAGCTGGGCCTCTTTGACCCGCACCTGCTGGCGTGCTCGGCGCAATTCAATGGACCTGATCTCTTCGGAAATCTCCGTTGGACGCTCCATCAGCACCATGCCCTTGCGCTCGATAGTGTTGCCGGCCCAGCCCTTCGGCATCATCGCCATGTGATCCCTGTCGCGGTCGAGCGGCACTGCCTCCCAGCCTTCGCGGGCGAGCTGCGTGATGTAGGCAGGATCCTCTTCGTTCCACACCTTGTGGCGCTTCCACTCGTAGGTCCAACCATCCGGCACCAGACTGGCGGGGACATAAAACTCGTCCGTCCCCTCATCCAGATCACCCAGATGCTGCTTTAGTTCTGCGGCACGGGCCGCTGCGCGGGCGCGGGGGTCCATGTCCTTTGCCGCCGGACGAGCCGGTTCTTCACGCTCTACTACGGGTGCTGATGCCGCCCGCTGCTCTTCGATTGCTTTCTGATACTTACTAACCATAACCCTCTCCTCAGTTCAGGCGACCTTCTTTGCGAAGCAACATTTTGTTCTTCGCGTACTCTTGTTCTGTCATGCCGAGATCTCTGGCCGTCTCGGCCTCCTCCCGGCTCAGACGCACGACATTGGGCCGAGACCCGCCGCCGCTGCCAGACCGGCTGACAGGCGCTGCAGGGGGCGCAGAACGCCTCTGCGTGGGCTTTGCCGCTGCCGACATTGGCTCGTCATCGTCTTCTTGGACAGTAACGCGCTTGCCAATACCCATTGTGTCTTCGATCTTGTGGAAATAGTCGTCCGTGTCGGGCGAATAGCCGTCGGCGACCGCCAGATTGTGTGCGGCGACCATTTTCTGAAAGAGACGTGGATCTGTTGCGCACTGCGGGTTCTTACGCACCCATTCGGCGCTTCGCGGCGACAACTGCGACGCGAGACTTTCGACCGGATCCATGGGCGGCGGCTCATACTGCTGCCGGGGAGCGTTTTCCATGGCCTGCCGTCCGCGTTCCAGCTCCATAAGCCGGTTTGCATTGACAGACATGCCCTCCTGTATCTCGGCGGCCTTCTCGTAGTCGCCGACGGCCATCGCTTCGCTGTAGCCGTGTCGCAGGATTTCGCTGTTTCGCTTTACAGTCTCAATCGCATTGACAACCAAGTGGTAGTTGGTGTCCTGCGTTTCGTTTGCTGCGTTTACAGCGTACTGCTGGGCAATTCTGGCCTGCTTTTCCGCCTCAAATCGAGCCTGACGCTCGGCCTCAAGGCGGCTTTTAAGCTCCTGAATGCCTTCGTCAGGGGCAATTATGTCGCTTTCGTCGTCATCTTTAACAACTTCAACGTCATCCTTGCTTGATCGTGCTACTTTTTCGTCCTTTTTGTCGGCGACGACCTCCAACGGAGCGTCTTTTTCGTCGTCCAACGGCACGTCGACGTGTTCATCTCTATCAGCCATCTATTTTCTCCCTCACCAAACCTGATCTGGGTGCGCAATGCGCCCGCGGAACGAAATATCGTCCAAAATTCGGCACAAAACCCCATTAATGGTGATGTTCCAGCCGTCAGACGGACGGAAAAACAGCCAATCGCCGACGTTTATCTCTTTCCCGTCGAACCATTTGCCGTCACTCTCTTCAAAGGCGCTGTGCCCCTTGGCCAAAACAAGGCCGACCTTCGACTGAAAGCGGTCTTCCTTGGTATCAAGCAGGATGCCGCCGCGTGTTTTCTCCGGGCGGATGTAGACTCCAACCAAAACCTGCGTGTTGAACATCTCGATTTTGCTTATGTCGCCAATTTCCCTGCGCAAGGCGTCAGCGGGATCGGCTTCATGAAGCATTGCTATCTTCGACATACTCTTCCTCTCTTATCCGGTACGCTCTTTCTGCTCACACACGCGGTTCGCCTCGTCGCACAACTCCAGAGCGAGCCTGAGACCGGCTACAACCCCAACTTGGTTACGGTATGCAGCGAAATCAACAGTACCGTTGCCAAGCGCAAGGTTCTCCTTGCGGGCTTCAACGGCCTCTTGGATGAGCTTTTTAAGCTCGTGCTCAAAGAAGGACTGGTATGTAAGCAAAGAGAGCCCCCTCTTTACGCCCCCTCGGTAGAGTGAGACGGCCAGCGCGAGAGGGTGAACGCTGACCGTCTCTTGTCTGCCAGAGAGCCATGTCCTCGCTCTCCGGACAAACGCCTTACCGCTTTGCCTTCTGCAGTGCGGTCTTCTGTAGACGTCCTTCACCCGAACCAGCGCCCGCGGTCAAATCAGCGGCGGACTTAACCACAGTCCGACCGCCGCGCTTGCGGCCCATCGCGCCCATCAGGCCCGGCGGGAGGCCGGCTCCCGGAGGCGGAGGCGGCGGAGCACCAGCGCCCGGAGGCATGCCCATGCCCGGCGGAAGCCCTGCGCCAGCGCCCGGAGGAGGCATGACTGGCGACGGCTGACCGCCCGGCTGGCCCGGAGGCGGCTGCATGTCCGCGCCCTTCGGCGGCGCAGTGTTGATGATGACGTTGACGTTGGTCTTACCCTTCTTGGTGCGACCGCCAGACTTCCTCATCATTGCGCCGGGGTTCTGCATGCCGCGGAGCGGGCCGGCAGGGTTCTGCAGGGCACGCATGATCGCTGCAACGTCCTGCTGTCCGCCCATGCTCGGCGTGGCCGGCATTGCGCCACCCATGCCAAGGCCACCACCGTAGAACTTGCCGGGGCGCTCTGCCTTGCCGCCCTTCTTCAGGCCCTTCATGCTCTCCTGCTCGTCGTGCTTCTTGTCCATGTCGGATGCTTCCCAATCCTTCATCGACATCTTGTGCTTTTTGGCGAGCTTCTTGTCCTGCGCCTCGTCCTTCTTGGAGCCTTCAAACTTCTCGGCCTTGCCGCCCTTCTTGTACGAGGTTGGGTCGCCCTGAGCGCCAGCGCCAAACTTGAGCATCGTGGGGCTGACGATGTTGAAGCGTGGGTCGCCCATCTGGCCACCCATCTGCTTCTTATTACGTCCACCCTTCTTCATGCCGGTCTGGGCGCTCTCCAGCTCCTGCCGATACTCGCGAGACGTCGTCTCGTTCAGCACGTCAGGGCCGACAGTGGTCGACTGCGACGGCGTAACGCTCTCGCTGCGAGTCACCTTTGCCTTCGGGGCGGCGGCAGCCGCGGCAGCGGCGTCCATGGCGGCGCGGTCTTTGGCGCTGTACTTGATGCCAGCGCCTTGCGGGTCGCGCTCAGACTTCGGGCCGAGGCCGACCTTCTCCTTCACGCGCTCCATGGCACTGGATCCGCCGACCTGCTTCGCCGTGCGGCCACCCTTCTTCATGCCGCCAACGTGCTTGATGCCTTCGCGGCTCTCGTTGGCTTCCTTTTTGTTACTGTTGGCAGTAGCGACGGCGAAGTCCTTGGCCTCCTTCTTTTCCTCGTTGACGAGGCGGCCACCAGCCTTACGAGCCTTGCGGCCAGCGTGCTTGACGCCTTCCGCGCCCTTAGCCTTCAGGCCGGACTTCTTGACAGCCGGATCCTTCGACAGGGGCCGCATGCCGGTCTTCACGCCAGCGTTCAGCGGGCTGGCTGGCGACCAGTTCTGGCTGCCGGGGTTTTCGTCGCCGCCACCGGCCATGCGCCGGGCTTTGGACTTGAGGGCCTCTCGGGCCTTTTTTGCAATATCATACATAGCGTGTTTCTCCTCGGAGTGTTGCCGGGCGTCCCCGGTCGCTGCCTAATCCTTGCTTGGCTCCGGCAGCGGAGAACCAATTTCTGAAGTATATTCCTCTACCGGTCCGCCGTGGGCGAACTGTTGGTTAGGGAAGCGTTCAATCAGCGTGTCGTACAACTGACGTTCAACCGCGCCGTCCCCAATATCCTGCTTTGGCGAATAAAACTCGATGTTTTTAACCCCCTGCCGATTAAGTATGTCAGCAGCATTTCTCGCGTTTCTCCCCTCAGGGATCAGAGCACCTGAAAAATCTGATAGAGGTACAACCCGCTGCGGTTTTCCCTCGAAATACGGGGCGGGCATATCGCGCAACCCCTTCAGGTAGTTTGCAACGTCCGATGCAAAATCTTTATCAATCGTGTAATTACGTCCAAGCTCGCCCATAATAGAACGTGGATCCAATCCTCCGTAACGTCGTGCGATACTAGCGACAGTCTCTAAATCCTTACCCGGATCCGACTCCTTCCACAAAGAAGCCCCCCGCATGCGACGATAGATGTCCATGTAATTCGATCTGTACTTGGCTTCTTTATATGCGTCACTATTAAGGCGCGAACGGGCCGCCGCAAGCTCATTAACATTCCTGAACTCCGGCGTGATCTGAGAGCGTATGCTTCCCTCCGAACCGCCGAAGTTTTCGCCGCCCCTTATACCAGAGGATTTCATTTGGCGAAGAACGCTTTGTATCGTTGCTTTGCGAGTGGAAGGCTCCCCGTACTTGTTATAAATCTCAAAATAGGGTTTATCGTTTTTGAAAAAGATTTCTGGCATACGAGGCGTGTAGGCATCCGATGCAAAGATCGGGTTACGAGCGCCGGGTATAGCTAACTTTTCTGGATCACCAACCAAAGTTATACTGCCAAAATCCATAAGAGGCTCGCTCGGCTTGATAACAGCGGTGCTGGGAGCCGGCATGCCACCGAGCTTTTCATATAGCTCCAGAGAACTTGGTCGCGTCTTGTGTACGACCATCATACGCTCTTTTCGAGGAAGGTCTTTTGCGCCTTCCATCAGCTCGCGTATCGCACGCAACGCCTTCGATACGACAGCGCTCCCGCCCGAATAACCGTCGCGCTCCTCTACCGGTCCGCCGTGGGCGTAACCCCACGGTTTTGGGTTCTTTTCATAATGTTTCATGATGTTGTCCAACCATTCCTGATTGGCTCGTTGCATTGGAACTTGCGTCATTACGGATTGCTGGATCATTACTGGCGACGTCTTCATCATTAGACCGGACCGCGTGTCTAAGTAGGTCGGCGTAACTGTCTTGAACCAATCGGGGAACATGACTTGCAAAGGAACCTGATATTTTGTTCCGCCAAGATAATCTGCAGAACTCTTTGTCGGGCCTAACATTCCTGTAGGATATGTGTCGTGCGCCGCCACATTAGTTGCACCCTTTGGATCCAATCGGGAAACGGCGAAACCAGTAGAGCCTTGGTCCGCACTAACAAGCCGTGGATCCATCATAGCAAAACGGGCAGCACCTAAATTTGGCAGACCGCCAGCTTGTCGCCCAGACTTATCAAATGCTTGTAGAATTGAAGATGTTCTCTTTCCAACTTCGTTCTTTGCTAACCATCGCTCCGCATCTACTGGGCTCAAAACACCGGGCCAGTCCGGATGACTTTTTCTAATAAGAGCATCTAATTCTTCCGCCGCTTTTGGATCAATTTTATTGCGCGTTGCTTCAATCTGCCGCAACATGGCTTTAGCCATCATTTGCGTACTGTCGATTGCAGGGTTACCCATTAAAACCATAGCAGCATATAAAGGATTGTCGGGGTCGGCCTTCAAATTCTCCAAATTTTTACGAATGCGTGTTTGCATAGTCTTTACGGCAGACGGTCGCGATGCCCACACTTCTGGTCCTTCAAGAGACCTTTGAAACTCTCCCCCGCCTCGTAGGTCAACCGGCGTGCTCAGTTTAACGCCATTGATCGCATCAACAATACGCCCCGCTGCTGATCTATCCCCCAAGATACCAGCAAGCAGTGCGCCTTCTTTGTACGCCTGCTCGGGATCAAATTCTTTCCACGGTTGCAGGTCGCCTTTTTTCGTCGAACTATATTCGTAATTTTTCAGGGCCTGCCCAAAATCAGCATCCCCCGACGGCGTCCAATCAGAAAGTTTTGCAGTGGCTGCCGCCGGATCTTTCTTAATCAGATCGCTACCTTTGAAAAGTTGTTTTGCGGCCTTCACCGCTTTTGTAACCGCTTGTCCCCCCGCGTAGCCCTTACGTTCCTCTACAGGTCCGCCGTGGGCGTACCGGCGTAGAATTTCGACAATGCTCGGGTCGAAGACAACGTAGTTGCTAGAGCCTTCTCCAGCAGGGCGAGAACCGGCGTCCAAATACTTAATGCCGGGAACACCTGATTTAAGTAGAGAGTCACTTGCTAAAGGGTCATTGTGTGTACTAATTCGATCACTGGGCGCTAATTTACCAGAAATTCTTTTGTAGGCTTCGGACCCACGTACTCCCGATTCGTTCCATTTATTACCGACACCCATTTCTCTTAAAACATTTTGAACAGTTTCACTTTGATTACTAAAAGGAACTTCCCATTCAAGGAACTTCGCGGGGTCCGCGTAAATGTTGACTTCGTACATATGGCCTTCGTTAGGCACAGTATTTTTAGCTTTTAGAGCGTACAATTTATCTAAATCTCGTTTAATCACACTTGCTATTTCGGGGGTCGTCTCCAAAAGACCTTTGGCTCGTTCAATAGCGTTATCTATTCCTTTATATGCTGCAACACGCACGTTAAGGTGTTCAAGACTTTTGTATGGATCAAATATATCTCCCGCTTGAGTTACATATGTACCGCTAGACAAATTTTTTCGATAGTCTTTTGCAACCCCTTCGTTCTCAGCAAAATACAGACCATGCCCATACGCCTGCGCCCCCTCTCCTGTTCCGATCTTGGAGATGTCAAACTTATCAAATTTGTAAGGGCTGCCGTGATATGCGCGAATAGCTTTTAATGCTTTTAATATATTTGCCGCTTCAGCATCATCGGGAGACATCACTGCTGCGCCCGTTGCGCCAGCGGCGGCGCCCCTACCTGCAGGTGACGTAAGCACGTTGCCTGCTGCGCGAAGGGCGTTGGCAAGGGGTTTTCTATAAACGGCTGCTCCCGGTGCCACCCCAAGGCCAACTTCCGCCGCAGCGCCAATGTAATCCCCTTTTTTGTAGTTTTTAATGGCGTTTAGAGCCGCTTCAACGGTATCCGACGCTAGGGCCACTGGTGCGGCGGGAGTAAAATATGCTGGTACAGTTTTTACGCCATAAAGTGTGTTCAACAGAGCCTGTTTAGCAGCGGCAACATCATAGGATGCGGAGCCCAGATTATAGTCTCCAAATCCCGTTGACAGCGTTACAGGTCTTTTGGGTTTTTCTGGCGCATGCGTCATTTGCCGTATTGCCTCGGGCTGTTGAGCAATACGGGCCATGGATGCTTCGTAATCAATAATGTCTTGATCTAAATTCTTTTTCGCAGCCTCGTCATATGTCGCATCCGCAGCAAGGGCGTCGTACTCAGGTACGCCGCCGCCGGCCATGCCCACATAACCGCCCGCGGCGTATGCCGGCAGCCCGCCGCGAATTGCCTCGCGCAACTTTGGCGTGATCGGGATTACAGGCATCTCTATGCCCCCGACAGTCTCGCGCCCAATCTTTATAGACGGGTCAAGTTTCTTCAGCATCTTCTGCAACTGGGTCGGAACGATCTTGTCGTAGTAGCCCTTCATTCCCTCGCCGCCAATCTCCAGACCCTTGCCGGACAACGATTGCATCTGGCCCTGCTCGGCGAAAACTTTACCCACGGCCAGACTACCCTTCACATTGGGGTAATCTTCCCTGAACTTGCGCATCGCCGCCTCTGCCGCTTCCTTTGTCGGGTAACGCTCGGAGCGATTGCCGTTTGTCAAATTGTAAAAAATGTAGCCCTCACCCGGCGGCGGGGGCGTCTTGGACATCTTCTCCACAACCTCCTTGCCGACAAATTCCGCCGCCTGATCGGGCGTCATGTTCAACTTGGTTGCGATCACCTCGCCGTGCTTGTATGCGTAAATGTTGAACGTGCCGTCAGCTTGGCGCATGTACTTCAGTTCGTCGAGGTGCTGCGACAGGTCATACCGCCTCGCCTGTTCCGCGCCGGGCGTCCACACCAAGCGCTCGTAGCCGCCGTCTGCCGCCTCCTTCAGCGCCCTCTTCAGGCCCAAATCAGTCCACGCAGCGGTGCTGGTGACGTATGGTGCGGGCGAAACACCCGGTAAAAATCCGCCAACCGGTACAATCTCAGCCGTGTTACGAACCCCTTCTGGCAGCGTTCTTATAAATTCATCTGCTTTCTCTTTGTTTGAAAATACTTCAAACTTATTTTTGTGGTTTTGACGATATGATAATTTCACTGAAGGGTTAGGCCTACTAAATCCAGACTTGCGGCCCTTCTGCGCCCAGTCACTCTGCAATTCCTCAAGGTGCAAAATCTTCTCGCCGTTCGGACCAGTGCGGTCAGAAAGACGCAAGTGCGCGAGGACGTTGGGTTCGTTCCAATGGTTTGACGTGAAGTCTCCACTTTCTCTGTAATAAGACCTTGCGGCCTGCTCTGCCTCCTCCTTGCTCCAATATTCTCTATATTTTCCATCCGGAGCGGTAAAACCAAAGCGTCCATATTTTTCTGTTACTTCAGGCTTTGGACTAGACGGCAATTTCAGCAACACCTCGCGGTAGTTCTCGCCGCCGGGCACGACGTAGTCGCCGTGTTTAGTTGGCGTCGTAATGTTCGACACAAGGCTTTCAACAAAATTCTGGTCCAACGCTTTTTCATTGAACGCCTTTTCGGCTTCAAGTAAGTGCCAGTCCCTAATGTCGTCACTTGCCGATGCAAAATCGCGGGCTCTGTCAATGTCCCCACTATTCTCCGCCGCTCTTGCTGCGTTTTCTTCAATCCACAAAGTACGCGCTGACTGGTATTCCGGACTATCCTCAAGGCGGCCACCCAGAACCGTCTCTTCAATCTGCGGTATCCGCTCACGGAAGTGCTGCGCAACATCCTCCCGTGTCACACTTGGCTTACCAGCAAACGCCTCACGGAAACCTTCCATCTCCGCCGGCTTGACGCCCTGACGCTGTAACATTGCAGCAAACTGTTCCGGCGTGCCCTTGGCTTGCGGAAGCCCAGCAGCCGCCTCTGCGCCTTGGCTGTAGAAGCCGAGGGGGGTTAATTGCCGGGGAGCAGTAGCCACTTCTTTAGCAATCTTTGTGGCCATAGGAATTGCTGCGGCGGCCATACTACCCTTACCAAGAAGAGCCGCGTGGGAAGGGTCAAGAAAACCAGCAGCGAAGCCTGCGACATCCCCGGCACGCTTGTTGCCGGTAGCGTATCCAACGCCTTGTCCGGCGCTTTCTGCCGCGCCAGTCAGCGGCGACAGCCCCATGCCGAGGACACCGAGCGTATAATTGAACGGAGCCATCGCCCGCCCAAGCGGGCCGCTTTTGCCCGACAAATCCCCATAGGCTTGGTTAATCATTCCCTGTCCGCCCTTGAAGGCGTGCGCAACATTTCCCGCGTAATTTGATGCCACGTCTCTGGCAACGCGCATGGCCTTCTCGGAGACCGAAGGCTCCTTGTAAATGTCTTTGAACTGCCCCGGCAGCGCAGGCCCAATGTACGGGTCCGGAGCACGGGGAGTCACCGACGGGGCAACGTAAGCCTCGTCCACAACCGGCTCCTCTGCACGGGCGGCGGCAAAATAATCTGCCTGCGGTTGAATGTTGGCCACAGCCCGCTGACGGGCCTGCTCAGGCGTCATGTCAACGTCGAACATGTCTTCGGCAGGGCCGCCGCCGGCCATGACCTGACGGCCAACCTCCGGCATGTACTCTGTCGGATATTCGTCCTGCAGCAGGACAGGGCCGCCCTCCGCAAAGCCGTCGAGATCCTCGATCATCTCCGGCTCGACGTAGTCGTACTCGTCGTCGTAGACCAGCTCCGGCTCGACGTAATCGTACTCGTCGTCGTAGACCATCCCCGGCTCGACGTAATCATACTCGCCCTCAACCTCTCCGCCACCAGCAAAGCCGGGGTTCACGAAGTCTGCAACCTCGTTCAGCAGGCCGCTGACGATGCCGCCATTGGAGTAACCCTCGTCCGCAGGCTCTGGCGGCGTCTCGGGCTCAACGTAGGGGTTTAGCTCTTGCAGCGCCTGATCGGCGCGGAAGAAGTCTGCCGGGTTGTCCGGGTCGCCCCAGTTAATGACGCCGTTCTGGACAACAGGCTCGCCGTTAGACTGCGTGGCCTCTCCGCTCAGGACGGCGTTGGCGACGGCCTTAGCGGTCGCTGCGGGACTTGTGACGGCTCGGCGCACAGTCCTGTATGCCTCGGCTGGAAGGTTGCGAGCGGCTGCCACTGCGCGAGTAACGGGATCGTCGGCGTCAGGCGTTGTCGCATACAAGTCTTCAGGAGACATCGCTCCAAAGTCGCCAAACTGCGGGGCGGGCCGAAAGGGTTTGGTTGCGGGTGGCATATACCCGCGCAACGTCGTTGCCGCTGGGGCGTCGTATGCGCCCGGCATATCAGCATTGGCATCTGGATCAGGAAGACGCGGATTGTATTGAACAGTCAATGGACGAGCCTCTGCGGCAATCTCTGCCGCTCGGCGCACCGCCTGCTCCTGCGCACGCTGCATCTGGCGAATGCGCATCGCACCCTCGCTTTCAGGAGCGTAAGAGTGGCCATCTCGTAAGGCAATCTCCTCCAGCTCGGCGCGGCGCTCCGCCTGCTCCTGCTCCTGCTGCATCTGCGCACGCTGCATCTGGCGAATGAGCGTCGCACCCTGCTCCTGCGCACGCTGCATATTACGAATGCGCGTCGCACCCTGCTCAAAGCGACCACCGCTTTCAGGAGCGTAAGACTGGCCATATGGGACAAGACGGCGGCGGCTGAAGAGGGTGTAATCGTCCATTCCCTACTGCTCCTGTTCAGGCGGCAGCAGCGGTCCAAAACCCTCCTGCACTTGTGGCACTTCCCCCTCCCCGGTTAGTGGCGCTTCGTTTGCTTCGAGCCGCTGGATCATGCCCGGCTCCAAGACGCTTTCGATCACCGGCATGCCCGCCGGGTTCTTGGCGATGTCTTCCGCCAGTCGGACGGCGGCCAGACGCTCGCGGCTCTCCCGGTCGCGCTTGCGGTTGATGGCGTCGAGCTGCATGTCCTGCTGCTTTATGTCCATCTCCTGCTGACGGAGCTGCATGTCCATCATCTTCAGCGGGTCCATCTCCTGCCCCGGCTGCTGCGCACCGAGCTGGGCGGCCTCGGCCCCCGTCTTCTGCGCCTGCGCCTGAATGTTGGCAATCTCGGCCTGCGTCTTCGCAGCCTCCAACTGCTGCATCATCGGATCCTGCGGCTGGCCCTGACCCTTCTGCGCAGCATTGGCCTGCGCCGTCAGCATCTTGGCGTCGGCTTCCTTCTGCTTGATCTCCAGCATCTTCTGGATTGCCTGCTGCTCCGGCGGCGGCTTGGCGGCCAGTGCGCCCGGCGGCACCATGAACTGCTGCGGGTTGCTCCAGCCCATTGCCTGCAGGGCGGCAGTGTCGATGGCAATCGGATCGTACAGGCTCGGGTTGGCCGCCTGAAGCTGCTTGAGGCCCATGATCTTCATCATGCGCTGCGCGTGGCTGGCCGTGTTCGGATCAGCCTGCGGGACCAGATCGCAGTCGTCCAACGCCTTCAGGAACGTTTGCTCGTCCCATTGATTCGTCATGGCGTCCTGCTTCTGCCAGAAGCTCTCAGGGTTTTCCTTGAACGTCCGGACCAGCAGGGCGAACTCTTCCGCCTGCGCGGCGTGCATGCGCTTGTGGACGCTGTTCAAGACCTTCGTGGCCTGATCAATCATCGCCAGCGTCGTGCCGACCGGAGCGTCTGCACGGCCCTCTCCGACCTGCTGCTCGCTCGTTCCGCCGATGCGCATGCCGGTCTCGGCCATGTTGTTGACCAAGTTCATCAACGCAGCGCCGGGCTCCTTGTAGGGGAGCGGCATGACAGCCTGATTGATCGGCATGCCGCCGGTCTTGATCAGGGCACCGCCGCCGGGCGGCACGCGGAAGATGTTTGTGTTCTGCCGTGCGCCGGTGTCGGCGTACAGGAAGCCGGGGAAGTTGGCGTACATGCCTGCGTCCAGCATCTCGCGCCAAGCAGCAGTAATGGCATTGGTCGTGTTGCCGAGGATCTGCAGCAGCCCGATGTCGTAAAACCCAAGGCCGGGGACAAACGTGTACTTGACGAAGTTCTGCCTCGCCTCCGGCAGTTCGGACTCGTCCATGTCGTAATTGCGCACAATCGACAGGATCTCGCGGGTCGAGACGTCGATGGTGACGCGATACGGAACCTCTAAGCCGCTGATTTTGCCTTTGTATTTGTGCTCAAAGCCGAGGATGTCCAGCTCGCAGTAGCACTCATAGATTTCCCGGTCGCGGTCTTCCGGGCGGAATACGCCCTCAGATATTCCCTCGACCGAGCGTTTTTCCCGCTGCGCGGCGTCGAGCTGCGCCTCCTTCGGTGCCGACAGGTCGGTGTCGCGGTAGACGCCGAGGATTTGCAGGCGGCGGACGGTCGATGAACGCATCATTACGCGATGCGTAATTCTCTTGGCGTTGCGCAGATCGGTCGCAGCGTTATTGACGATCAGGTCTTCAGCATCGACGCTCTCGCTGACCGGGCGGCCACGCAGGGGGCAGAAGTAAACCTTCTTGAAGGCCGTCCCGCCGAAGCCGAGCATCAGCAGCATGCGGTCGGTGTCGGGGTAGTATTCGGTCGCGGTGCTGGTCAGGTAGTGGTTCAGATCGCGTTCCAGCGCATTGGCGAGCTGGTCTTCCTGCAGCGTCGGCGTATTGTCGTCGTTGCGGATTTTGACCGGCCCGTCGGTCGGCAGCAGTTCGCTGCGGGCGTTGGCCTGAAACCGCAGCACGGCCTCCAGCAGCAGCGGATGGCGGACTTGGCTCATGCCTTCGACCGGCGCACCATCGGATGCGCCCTGCAGGTTCGGCACCTCCAGCTTCAGGCCGAGCAGCTTGATGCCGGTCGCCCGGTTCTCGACCCACTCTTTGCGGCTGTCGATGTCATCGTCGATGCCTCGCAGCAGATCGTCGGCAATGCGGCCCAGTTCGGTCTGGGGGATGTCTTCCACCAGATTATCGAACCACTGCTCCTGCCGCCGCTCTTTGCGGTCAATGGGCTGTCCGTCGAGCGAGACAGTAACCGAACCGTCGTCGTGCTCGATGCGGAGGATCTCGCCATCAGAATTGATCTCAGGAACGTCTTCACCGGCCTCGATGATCACGTCAGGCATGTCGGCCATATTCGGCTCGGGTAGCCCCGGCAGGCGAATGGACGGGTTTACGAGGCCCGGTGTCGGCATAATCAGTTCCCTGCGTTCTGCTCGGCCAGCATGGCCCCAATCTCTTTCACAAAGCGTTGTATGCCCTGTTGCGCGGCTATTGTATCATTCTTGGCAGAAATATCATAGATGCGGACATAGTCGTGCGGCTGGCGACCCCAGACCTCCACTTTGAAGGCCCCGAGCGTCCGCGGCGTGGCGGGGCGAATAACATCTACGACGGCGCTTGCGCCAATGAACTCAGTCATTTCAAACCTCAGACAGGATAAAGCGGCGCGGGTGCCTTGCCGCGGTGGCGTCGGCCAGCGTCAATCTCAGCTATACGCTCAGGAGCCCGGACGAGCAAGCCTGTCTCGCGCATGTGGCGCAAAGCCTGACTGACCGTATCGACCAAGTCGTCGTGCTTGCCCTTGGGGAACACCTCGCACTGGCGGATGACCATGTCGGCCCAGCTCCGGTCCGGAGCGTGGATCATGCCCTCAGAGAACAAATGCTGAACGCTGTACAGGCGGGCGAGCTTGTCGATGCTGCCCGGATTGATGAGCTGCACGGCCCAGTCCTCGTGGCCGTACAGGCGGCGCAGCTCCTGCGCGACGCTCAGGCCCGACGCCTTGCCTTCGACCAGCAACTTGTCGACCTTCATGGTCCGGCAGGTCTTGGCAATCTTTGCCACAAGATCAGCCAGCTCCAGCCTCTCCTGCCACGCCTGCATCAGCATGACCCGAGGCGTCGACTGCGGATCGTCCGGCAGCAGATGCTTGATTCGCAGCCCCTCGT